CAACCGTTCCCGCGCCCTTGAACTGGTTTATAATTCCCGCCTCAAAAGGCCAAGCCATATAAGTGGCAAATCCCCCTGAATGCACTGATATCCCTAAATCTGTTGCCGTTTGAAATGTTGGGGACGTTGAAATAGCAGAGGGGAGATTCCCCGTAACAAGGTCGGCTCTATGCACACCCCCCGCGATATTGGCAAACATCAACCCTTTGGAAAGGTTGTGACTCCAATCAACGTTTGCTGTGTGGTGCGGTTTTACTGTGATAATACTCACTACTGAACCTCAAGGGGTACTGGCGTCAATGAGAACCCGCTCAAATTGTTCGTGGCTTTCAAATTGTCCGCCGTATCGTTCCAGAAAACCGGCATAATATAGCGGGCATCCGTTTCTACAAACCCACTTGCAACCATTTCAATGCTTGCCGTGGCTTGATCGACTGCTATCGACCCTAGAAACAATAAGTTGCTTAACTTATCTTTTGCGCTCACTGCGATGTTCCCGGTTCCGTCGTCATTATCAGGGTGAGTCCCGTCCGAAGTTTTCAGATAGATATTGACTCTTTCATCGACTACCGGAGCCGTTGCAAACTGGACCCAAGCCCGCCACATATACCGATTTGCTTTCGCCGTGGCTCCAAAGTCCTTTACCGCCCCCTGACGACCTGCCGCCGTTGCAAGATTGTTCAAGGTCATGGCAAGATCGCCCGTGGTATCGGTCCATGTGATCGCTGTTTCTGCATTGCTGTAAACTTTATTTACCATTACGCATTCACCTCCGCTTCAAAAGTCGTTAAATCAGCATCCGAAATGAAAGTTTTCTTTGCCAGAGCATCACTTCTCCTCGCAAGGTATTGTTTTTTAAACTCCGCCTTCACATCCAGCTTGGTTTCGCCTTGGTGAAATGAACCGCTGAATCGTTCAGCTCCGTCCACATTCCCATTGACGACACGCCGGACTGTGATAAACCGCATATTACTGCGTTCCGTATGACCCTCAATTTCCCAAACAATAGGCATGATATTCTCCTTTATGGTTCAGTTATCTTTAAACAAACGCTCAATCCCTTAGCTGCTGTTCCCGTCTGGATTGCATCTATATCAACGGTAATAATATCATCGTCAGTAACGGCAGTCGTTGTGAGCGTTGGTTGAGTTACGGCTGTCTTTGATGATTTTTCCGCCGTTTCAATGCTGATCTTATTCGTTGTCATTATCGTCGTGCCGTTCAAATTCAAATCAACGGTCATGGTTCCGGTTGTTCCTGCCGTATTCACATAGCCGCGAACCGATTGAATAGTTCCCGTCCAGGGTATCCTGAAATCTCCACCATTTGCCGTCGCAACCGTAACAGCCGTTGTATGGCCAACGACTCGAAAACAAGGGTGGTGTGTTAGAGTAGTGTGGGCTAGATCAGAGATATCACTCTCAGTAATCGGATCAACTGTTATGGCTTGACCCAATAAGGATAAATATGTACCTGTGCCGCCTAAGGTAACTAAAGACTGGTGTGCTTCAGATAAAGCCGCGTGAGTCGAGATAGCACTATCAATCTCTGTTGTGGCATCCGTACAAGACTCAGTCACCCCACTCGCATCGACTCCAAGGGGATACGACCCAGCCGCACAATTAGCCCCATTAGCTGCAAGAGCAGTTGCTGTTGGGGCATTCCCCACAACAAAATCCACATCCCCCGTCACGTCTTGATAAGTTATAGTAATTCCTGTATGTGTTCCGGTTCCATCTCCTATTAATGCCCCAGCGAAATCCTCAACCTGTTCTTGTGATAACTGCGTATCAGTGTCAACATCAGCGGTACATGATTCTACTGCTCCACTCGCATCAACTCCAAGCGGATAGTTGCCAGCCGCACAGTTCGCGCCATTTGCGGCAAGGGCCGTTGCTGTCGTGGCAAGGTCGATTGTGATATTATTTGCAACTTCGTTATCTGCCCAAGGATTCGTTGTATTAACCCAATTCCCCGTAATCGTTTCTACACCAGCCAAATTTAAAGTAGTGTCTGTGGTATGCGCTCCTGGGAAAAACTCATAAGTAGCTATACCATCATCTCCAATTTTGACGGTCTCCGTAGTAGTATCCCACTCAATATCTCCATCAACAGTAGGATCACTTACGCCTTGTTCCTCTAGAATAATATCACTTGTAGAGATTGCTCCTAATGCAATAGTAAGAGCGTCTGAAATTTGAGCATCTGCTATTTCCCCGACAGAGAAAAAACCAGTTGCAGAGTCTCCAGTAAGTGCCGCTCCAGCTTCCGCATCTCCAGCTGCATAATTCCCTGTTGTGTCTGTTGTGAGGGCAACAGAATTCGCTTGCACATCGCCTGAAATCGTATTAGCAGTATTAGTGAAGTTAATATCCCCTGTATCTGCAAAATCAGGATCAACTACCGCAACTGTATCAACAGTAATACTATCTCCACCAGCTGCTCCAGGGCATGTTATATACTCAAATTTATTCGTATCGGTAGAGTCAACAGTTACACACTCCCCCACTAATGGAGAATCAGTACCATCATCCAAAATACTTGTAGTAACTGAGTCAACTGTTAATGATCCTCCTCCTCTTCCTTGTGGAGGAGCTCCAGAGATGTCCCCAGTTATTAAAAGAAGACTTAAGACAAGTATCGATATGAGTTTATTTTTCATTATATATCACAATTAAAGGATTCAGTAATAAGACACATAGGATTTTGTGTCCCAGTAAGATGTTGTAAATTATAAGTAAATCCCACATGAACTATAATATCAAATATATATATATTATTAGCTCCTAAACTTAAACCATTATTAAGTTCAAGAGTTTTAGTAATACCCCCTAATGTTCCTATAACTTTAACAACAGATTCTGTTGGAACCATTATTTGAATAGAATGTTTAACAGGGGCGTTATAGTATTCCTGGAATCCTCTTTTTCCTGGACGTACTTCAGAACCTATATCGGAAGCAAACCAATCTGTATTTATAGCTACAGATACATTATCCCATTTTTGAGCTTTTTGTATAGTAAATATTCCGTTCATGGTATATGATTTCCATTATCATCGAAATGTTTGAAGGTTTTTAACTTAAAGCAAGTTTTAAATCATCAAAATCTATATCAGTTATATTTAATTTTGTTTTAATTTTTATTTTAGCCATATCTTTTAAATCTTTTTTAGATTTATTTAAATCTTGTCTATTTTTTTTTCTAATAAGATCTTCTGACTTATCTTGATCTAATCTTAATAATTCTTCAGAACTTAAAACAACTCTTTTTGTTTTTTCACCTGGCCTTGTGGCAATTGCTTTAGTTTCCATAATTATTTTTTCACTCCGTAAAGTTTGAATTTTCCTGATGTAATATTCCCGGAATCCATAATTATCCTAAGGGCATCAATAGCATTGCTAGTCCCTTTGTAAGCAGCCGATCCAGAAACCTGTTGGAGCGTTCCGCCAGCATGAATATAACTTCCACAAACCTGAAACAATTTAGTTAATGATGTCTCGGAAGGATTGAAAATTTTGATAACTCCGCTAAAAGATTCACCGGCGGCGTTTCCCACATCTCCTCCAATTGAGTTACGAGTTAATAAAATGTGGCCTAAATTTGGTTCTGTTTGGCTAATATATATATCATTACCTGAATCAATTGTAGAAATTGAAAGTTCATAATCAGATGCCCCTGTCTTAAAAGTTGAACCTCCATCCTCAGAAACAACTAACCGAACCTCACTGTCATCTGTCGCCGGAACTAGATTTATAATATGAAGTTCATATTCTTCATAAGTTGAATCAATATTGGTTGTAAAATCAATGGAAGAGCTAGCTGAAGCAGTTGCTGTTAATAATAACGCTAATCCTTGTGGAGTTTTAGCAAGAGCCTCTATTCCGTCTAATTTCGTGCCGTCTGCTGTAATATCTCGACCATTAAGGTTTCCTGTTAAAGTTCCTCCAGCTAAAGGTAAATGACCAACAAGTCGATAGTCATTTACTAACTTCATAAGGTTATTAGAAACTAACTTATCTTTTGTAACATCTGTATCTGTTTCATCTACTCCTACTGAAGCAGAAAGAGCAGAAAGATCATTAAGAATTAAAGCACCAAGGGAATTGAATTGGAGAAATTTACTTGCTCTATCTGAAAGTTCATCAGTTATTTCTAATATTCCAGCATCTGAAACATCGGAAGAAAATTTAAATGATCGTCCTATAGCATCTTGTATCTGTTGAACTAACATTACAAGACGATCTTCAATAGTTTCTATATCATCTACAGGAAGATCTTGAGCTTCTGTTAAATCAGTAGTTTGAGTAACTGGAAGTATTCTTTCTACTGTTATTTTATGAGTAGATAATGGAGCTGTATTAAAGGTTATAGCTGTACTTAAAAAATCTCCGGCAACAACCGCAGTATAATCATAAGTACCTGATCCATTTAATACAGAAGTAGTAATTGTATCTGGAGTTGTAGCAGTATCTCTTAAAGTTACAACTAATGTACTATTAAGAAAAGTTTTTTTGGTAAAAGAAAATAATACACTAGATCCATTACCTAAAAATCTTTGTATATTTTCTGTAGTAGCTAGTGTCATTTAACTATCTCCTTACCTAATCTTGAAAGATTTTCTAATGGATTTCCTCCTCCTCTTTTCACTACGCTACTTGGTCTTATAAAGAAATCCTGTCCTGTTCTCTTTTTTAATGATCGTTCCTGTTTTCTTAATGAACCTGGGTCAAACCATTCCTGAAGATTTTTAAATATAGCAGCATCTAAAGCAGCTTTTGTATAAAATAAATTAGAAAAAGGTGTCCAAGATAATAATAAACTATAAGCTTGTCTTCCTCTATCTTCTCCTGCTATAGCACTAGCTACTACTTCATTAATATCTACAAAAGAACTTAATACAGGTCCTGCGGCTTGTTTAAGAGTATCAAATAACTCAGGATCTGCATATTGACCTAATATAAAATCACCATATATAGCGAAAGCTCCACCTTTAATCATTGCATCTGTTATAGTACCAATATCAGTAAAATCTCTAGGTTTTTTCCCTTCAAACACATCAATAGCTGATTGACCTACATAACCAAGAACGGTCATACCAGCTATAAATTCTGCAAGAGCAAAAAAATCAGTAGGTCTTTTTCTTTGTAAAGCATTAGCTATTAAAGTGGATCCTGGACGAAGACCTATAGTTAAAGGAAATGTTTTAAAAGTACCTACAAATCTCAAAAATTCTCCCATCTTAGTACCTCTTTGAGTACCTTGATGAATTATAGCTTTTTCTCTAGCTCCAGGAACAGTAATAAAAGAATCATTCCTATCTATAAACATAGTAGCTACTTTAGATTCTAATTTATCTCTAAAATTAGCTATAGTATTTTTACCTACTAATGCTTCTATATCTTTATCTGTGAGAACTTTTACACCTTCTCGAGTTAATTTTCTAGCGGCTAATTCAGCTTCTATTCCAGATGCTGCCAAATTACGAGATTTAGCTGATGGATTAACAAGAGAAGCTCCTAAATCTTCTACCCTTTTTCTTATATTAGGATCAAATTTAAATAAATGCTGAGATATTGTTTTATCAGAAAGATTTCTAATTTGATCAGATGTTATTCTTTTAACTCCATCAATATTAGTAACAGTAGATTTAATAAGATTCCAGTCACTTTTATCTATATTAAATAATCCTAATAATCTTTTCTTTTCAAATGAAAGATTATCAAAACTTAAATGAGCATTATTTCCTAAATCATGACTCATAATAGAATGAGCCATTACTTTAAGAGAATCATTCCACCAAGTCATTAAATTAACTCTAAGATAAGTTCTAGATAATCTAGAAGCATTAACTGTTAAAGAAGTTCCTAATCCTATTCTAGACATTAAATCTGCTATACTAGATTCTAATCCAACACCCATTACATGAGCAGATTCTTTATCTAATTGACTTATACCTCCACCAAAAAAATTTCTCACCATGCCATCTATAGCAGATCCTATTGGTATACCTTGAAATCTAGCTTCAGATAAAATTGTTTGAAGATCTGTTACAGATCTAAGAACTCCTTTACCCATTAAAGACATAACTTTAACTTGTCTAGCTAAAGAAGAATAATTAGCTAATTGCATATTTGTTACTTGTCTTGTAGTACCATCTAATTCTTTAAAACGAGCAGAAATAAAAGGAGTTAATCCTTCATTATTTAAATTAAAGTCTCTATTTAATATTTCTGGATTTTTAAGTTGTAATTTTCTTTGAACATCTCTAATAATATTAACTAACATATTTTTTGGATTAGGACCTAAAGCTTCCATAAGAGCTAAAGACCTTGCATCATATTCTAATCCAAATACAAAAGATTCAGATAAATGTCTTCCTGAAGAAGAAAATCTATCCATATATTTTATATGAGATTCAGCATCTTTAAAAATAACTCTATTAACATTACTAACTTTATTTGCTATATTAACATTACTAGAATAACCAGCTGTAAGATCTATATTATCTTGAGATATATCTTGTTTTATATATTTTCCTGATCTTAAATCACGATGCAATTGTTTTAAATAAGCAGTTTTATCTACAATATCTTTAAACATATCATCATGAAACATAGGTTCGACTTCTTTTAACCATTCATTAAAATTTTCTGGTATTTTAGCTTGATCATGAGAACCTAATTTAAGCATATTAGATGGATGAGGATCTATAACAGCTCCTAATTTAGCATATCTTCTATTAACATCTCCTTTTATATCCATCAAAATTTTAGCAATTGCTTGCGATTCTTTAGATACTTTGGATTTTATTTTATTTGCTCCAGGTTTTCTAGAAAAATATTCTTCATAAACTCCTTTAAGAATCTCATCATCTTTTTCAGAATTTTTAAAAATATCAAATAAGACATTATCTGCCATATCTGTATGAAGTCTTCTTTCCATATTTCCTCTGAATTGCTTATATAAAGCATCTCCAGTTGCAAATATAGATTTTCTAGAACCTGGAGTAAAGAAACCTGATTTCTTTAATTTTAATGGATTAGCTCCAACTAAATAAGAAACAATTGCTTCATGAAAATCATTAGGGTCAAAAGCTTCTAAATAATTATCAAATCCTCTTTTAACTCTTTTATTTACTAAATCTTGATAAGCTTTTTGTTTAATAGCTAATTTTCTTTTTTGAGACATCTTAGATACAAATATTTTCATATCATTAGATAAACCGACAGGAAAATTAGATTTGCCAGAATAAAATTGCATTATTCTTCCAAGACGCTCTTTTATAGATTTATCACTAGCGTTAGGATCTTCTTTTCTTAAAATTGCTAAACATGCTTTACTAAAAGAAGCCATTAAGCATTCCTATTTTTATTTAAACATTTTAAAACTTCTAAATTTGTTTTTTCTTCTGAATCTACTTTTTTTAATTTTTCTTCCATATTTTTTAAGAAATTTTCAGCTTGCTTATCCATCTTATTTTCTGGTTCTATTTTAGAAGCAAATGATTCAAATTCTTGAGCATCTTTAATTTCAAAATCAATACCATCATCAAAAGCTTTGTCAATTTCACTTATAGAATTATCTGCATAATTAATTAAAGGAGAATCTTCTTGTTGTAAAAATCCAGAATCTGTTTGTTCTTCTCTTGTTGCATTACTTTGAGAATTAACATCTGGATTATCTAATCTAGATTTTATAGAATCTTCTAAATCTTGAGCATTTTTTTGGATATTAGGTATATTATCTGTTTGAGTTAATTCTAAATTTAGTTCTTCACCTTTTAATTGATTTTTAAATTGAGCAATATTTTGTTCTCTAGATAAACCAGGTAAAGGTTCTTGTTTATTAGCTTCTAAAAGAGATATTTTCTTTTTTAAGAATTGTATTTTAGCAGTAAGATTAACAAAAGCATTTTCTTTCTCTTTAGCTGGTGTAAGTAATTTTTCAAAATTAGGATTATTAGGATCTACAGCTGAAAAGAATTTTTTAATAGATCCATCTGGTCTTAATTTAACATCAGCTATTCCTGGATGTATTTTAGTTACTTTAACTTTACTTTCTTTTTTTACTTCATTAGATCTATTTTTTCGTAAATCAGCAGATTCTTTTTCTAATAATCTAACTCGAAGTTTATCTAATCTAGCAAATTCTTTCTTAACTTCTTGTAATAGAATATTAGTTTTTTCTGATTTTTTAGGCAAAGCTTCAATATCATCTATTTCCCTAGATAATTCAGTTAATCTTTTATTAATAGTTTTAACATTATCTGGAAGTGCTTTAGATTTCTCAAATTTAGTTATTCTTTCTGCTATAGTTACTTTACCTGTATCATTTAATTCAGATAAAGCACTTTTAAAAGCAACTTCATCAGCATTCCTAGAAACCCCTTGTATTGGACTTTCAAGGGTATCAAGGGTTTTGAATAGGGCTTTATCTTCAGCTCCTATTTTTATATTTTTTGATAATGCTCTAGTAGTAAGAGCATCTGATATTTTACCTAAACCGACTCTAGCTCCCGCTCCAAAAGCACCTCCAAAAAGAACATTTAATCCTGCCTCTAAAGGACCAAATTCTGATTTAAGTTCTTTTCCCACTATAAATGTAGGAGCTAAAGCTAAACCAGTTCCTACAGAACCCTCTATAAATCCAGCTTTTAATCTACTTATTGCTCTAGCTTTTGTTAAACGAGCTGCTTGAGCTATTTTTATTGATGGAAAAAATAAAGTAGCAAAACCTACTGGATCGACTATTTCACGAAGAAATTCAGTACCAAAAGCAGCAAAATTATCAGCAAAACCTGTGACTCTTTCAGACATAAGTCTACGAGATATTTCTTCTTTTTTCTTTTTATTAAGAAGTTGAGCTTCTTCTATTGTTACAGGTTTATTAAAATTAAGTTCTCCTTCAATACCAAAATCCCTATTAGCTTTTTTTGCACTTATTTTATCAGTAGGAATTTTCTTTTCATCGAAAAATTGACCTACTCCTGGACCTGTAATTCCTATAAAATCAGTAACATCTAATGCTGATTTAAATGCTCTATTTTTAATACCAGGTTCTTCTAAGGCTCCAGCAGCTCTTAATTTTTCTAGATTGGCTAAAGCACCTAAAGAAGATCTTTCTTTACCTTGTTGTATAAAAGGATCAATAAATTCCCCAGGAGTTGCTTGTACTAAAAGAGCCTCTGGAGTACGAGTCTCCGGGAAAATTTGTTTAGTTCCGAATCTAAGAGCAGGAGGCATTTATTTCTTCTTAAAAGATTTTAAATAAGCATTAATTAATAATTGAGCATCTTCTGCAGTTACTTCATTATTTGGGTTTTCTAATTTACTTATTATAGAATTAATTCTCTTTAATTGATTTTTTGTTTCTTTATTTGAACTATTTTTCTCAAGAAACCTTTTTAAGGGTTTAACTAATTGTTTTAAACTATTTCGAACTAATTGAAAAGTTATAAGTTCTTTTCTAGCAGTAGGACTTACTCCAGGAAATATTTCAAGGTTTAATTTATCATTACTTAAAGCATTTTTATTAACAACAGATTCTAATTCTTTCTTTATATTTTTAGCTTTTTCTAAAGTTATAGACCCTTTTGAATCTATTTCTTTTTGACTATTAATGGATTTTTCTATTTTCTTTACTCCACTTTGTATTCCTTTAGAAGAAAAAGCTTCTACATCTTTAGTAAATTGTTCTTGAGATTTTTTTAAAGATTCAGATATTTTACTAATATGCTTTGAATCTGCTTTTATTTGTTCTGTTAACTTTTTATTTTCAAGTTCTCTCTTTTTTAATAAGTTATCTATTTTTGGTATAATTGGATTTTCATTTTGTTTAGGAGAAGATTCTTTGAGTTTATTAATTTGTTTCTGAACCTTATTAACTTGATCAAGAGATTTTTTATCTTCAGGAGAAAATATCTCAAATGCTTTTTTCATAAATTCAAAAGGTATACTTTCTGCATCAAGTCCCGGTTTAACTAACTTTTCTAATAATAAATCAGTTACATCTTTTCCTGTTTGATCAGCTTCTTTTTTAGCTTGATTAACAATACCAAAAGATGCTTTATTTCCTAAAACATCAATTACAGATTGACGTTGAATAGTATCCTTAGGTCTATCAAAATTAAGAACATCTTCATACTTCATTTTTAATAAACCCTCATCTTTATTTAAAATTTCTTTAGTTCCACCATCGACAGTAGGAACTTCTATATAAAATTCTGTACCATTTCCAACATCTCTATATACACCACTATTTGCAATTATATTTGCTGTTTCTTCTTGTGTAGAGGTTCCTTGAAGAAGAGCCAAATTTTCTTTTCCAAAATCATTTTTAATAAATCCAGGAGATCTTCCTAAAATATCCATCATATCTACAATTCCATTTTTACCTTCAACAGGTAATTTATCCCCAGATTCTGCAAATCTAGGTATAAATACACTAGGATCTTCATTTCCTCTGGAAAAAGGAAAGTAAATCTCATCTATCATTTGTTTTTGGGCTTTTTCAAAAGCGTCATCTACATTACCACCATTTTCTACTAGATATGATTTAGTTACACTTATTAAAGCTTGTCTAAAATTAGAAACAGGACCTAAAGTATCTAAATTACCTTTAGTATGGGTTCTTAAAAATTGACTTACAAGACTTCCTTCTTCAAATAATTTAGCATTTATATCTTGTTTAAGTTCAGAAAAATCGGGAACTAAATTTGCAAATTCACTATCTTTTATTTGAGATCCTTTTATTATAGCTTTCTGTAAAGCAGGATTATTACTATATGAGAATGCTATAATCACATTTTTATCTAATTTACCTTCATTTGTTAATTCATCTAAAGCTCTAGGAAAATGTTTTCCATATTCTTTTTCTAATTCAGACATTTGTTTAGATAATTCTGTAGCATTCTTTTCATTTTCTAAACTAATAGTAGATTTAGTTCTATTAAGATTTTCAGCTATACTTTTTGCTTGAGAATCTGTAAATATTCTAAGAGTAGCTCCTCTAGCAGTTAATAATCGATCCATTTCATCTACATATTTTACAGCATTATGATCAGATTGAAAATTTCTAGCTGCTTCTCTGGCTAAAGGATTATGCTTAAGTTCAGCTGCTACAGGATCAGAAGAAAATTCACTAATCATAGTAGAAGCGGTTCTTTTAGCTTTTATTAGTAATTTTCTATCTGAGGCTTTTCCAGAAGTATCTGCTTGATCAGAAAGTTTTTTTATTTCTTTAGAATAATCTTTAATAGAAGAAGTTTCAAATAATTTTTTTACTTCATGAGTTTTTTGAGCTACATTTATAGCTTCATTTACTTTAAACTTAATTCCAGGTAATTGTTTTTCAGTAATAGCATCAAAATTTAATTTAATATCAGAAGAACCTTTGTTTTCTATTTGTGAAATCATATCTACAAAATCTTGATCAAATTTAGCTCTATCATATGAATTAATAATATTACTAGAAGCTTTAGCTCTAGCCCTAAGAGTATTCATCTTAGATGGAGTTAAAAAAGAAGATAATTTTCCACCAGGTTCTAAATCCTTTAAGGCTTGTTTTGGATCAGATACTATAACAGAACTAACAGCTCTTTCAACTATTTGTTCTGAAGCTAGACTTCTCATCTGTTTTACTACTGTTGGACTAAAATCTCCAGATTCTAAATTTCCTAAAACAGTATTTGCTAATAAAATACCTGCATCAGTACTTTTAGAAGCTCCTGCTACTTTAGCCGCAGATAAAATAGAATCTCTTAGTCTTTTTTGATTTATTTCATTTCTTACAGAAAATTGTTGTTGCTGCATTGCTACTGTTTGACTTATTTCATACTTTTGTAAAGCTTCTTCTACTCTAAAAGATGTTTCATTATCTGTAATTCCATTTAAAAAAGTATCTTTTAATTCTGATGCTTTTTCTTGAAATTTAGGAACTAAATCCTGATAATTACCTGTTTTTCTTGCATCTTTTATAAGTTCATCTTTAGTTACAAGTAAGTTACCTAAATATTCACCACTGTTAGATGAAGCTAATAAAGCATCATCTTGATCTTTCATTTTCTGTTGAACTTGTTGTATTTGAAAAATTCTATTATCTGTTGTTCTTTTTAGATTTCTATTAAAAAGATTAGTACTATTCCTATTAATATCTCGTTTAGTTAATAAACCACCACCAGTTCCACCTTGACTAATAGGTTGTTTACTTCTAACATTAGATGAACCAAATCTTACTATTTTAGGTTTAGGCATATTATTGTTTAGGTGGATTAAGAATAGATATTGTATCAAGTATTTTAGAAGAAGCTGATTGAAAACCTTTAGTAATAGCTGATCTTCCTCTAAATTTTTCTAATGCTATATCTTGTTTTTTACCAAAAACAAATACTTCATTATTAAATTTAGAAATAAGTTGTTCTAATTCAAAAGTCTGTGCATCATTATTAAAAACATCTTCAAATCCTGAAAGACCTGATCCAGCTGCAGCAGCTCTAGCCTCTTTTTGAACAGCAACAAATCTTTTTCTTTCTCTTAATCTATCTAATGCATTAGCCTCTGTGGCTAATTGAATTTCATTCTCTATAAAATTTACATTAGAATCTCTTAAACTAGATTCTTGAAAACCTGAAAATACATCATTAACTGCTTGAAAACCTCCAGAAAGTAAACCTAATTTTTTTGGGTCATTAAAGAAATTAGTAAAGGAAAAACCACTTCCAGAACCTCCTGAAAAATCAGTAGCTCCAGAAAAAGCATTTTCAGAAAAACTAGTTCCTATACTAAATAAATTATTCCCACTACTTTCCATAATAAGCCACTCTTACAACATCTCTTTTATCAGAAGTAAACATTTTCATAGTACCCTCTTGTTTAAATCCAAATAATTTAGCAAATCTAATACATTGATCACTTTCACTAGGAACGTAACCTTGCATTCTATGAAGTTTCATTTCATACATAAATGTATAAAGATAATTTTTCATTATTTTTATAGATTTACGTATAGAATTAGAATTACTCCAACAACGTCTTCCTACATAAATATAAATTTCTCCAACACCTTTCCACATTCTATAAGAACCAGCAGATAAAACAGGAATATTATTCTCAAGAATAGTGTAACATTTAAAATTATCATTTACCCATAAATAATTCATAATATCTGTAGTTTCGCACAAAATTCCAGGTCTAGATTTATCTAAATCCATTAATCGTAAATGACTTATATTAAAAGGAACTACTCTCATATTTCTTGTATTTCTACATGAGGCATAATAGCCAATAATGTAAAAGGTAATGGAAGACTCTGTTCTATTCTTATTCTAGCTTCTGTATCAGAATCTCCTTCAAAATCAACTGAAATATCTTCACTTCTTAAAGGAGGTTCAATACCAGTTGGGTCTCCTACTCTACGAGCAGGAATAATTTCATTAAAATCATTATCTTGAGGAGATCTAACTAAACCTCCTATTGATTCAAAAACTCTTAAAATTACTTTATTTATATCTTTAGTTCTACCCTGAGATGATCCATTTTTTTGAGCTATTTCTAAAGGTAAAGTTTCTACAAAAGCGGTATATCCTAAACCAACATGGGCTTTTGTAACATCAGAGCGATCAAGGGTTATGGACCCACCAGAAACAACTTTTGAAGGATGAGTGGAACCGTTTGTTAAAATAGTTACAGTTTCTCCTTCTAAATGATTTAATCCTGATATAACACCTGTAGCTACCCCAGAATAGGTTAAACCTGAATCAACAAAAAAAGCATTATCATGCTGAGTTATATCAGTAGGAACATATGCTTCTTCAAAAAATTCTACATATTGCTTAGTAACACCATTTATTGTACGAGAAGCTATTAGATAAGTGGTATCTGATTTTGCATCAACAGAAGGTATAGTAGCTTGGGATTTTATTAAAATATTTGTTCCACCTAAAACATGTTTATGCCAAGCAACTACCTCTTGTTCTTTTAAATAAGTTACTAATATATGAGAACCATTAGATAATATACAAGATACTTTATCATCAGGTTCTTCTACATAAGAAATATTTTTTATACCACTATTTTCTGTTATAGATTCAGAAAGAAGAGTAAGGTCAGTAGAAACTCTTTTATCTTTTTCAAAAGAAAAACTTAATTCTCTTAATTTTAAAGTAGACCTAGATACATATAAAAGTTCATCTGTTTGAACAACGTCTACATCAGCAACTCCTCGTCTATTTTGTTTTTTAGCTGTAATATTAGAAGGTCCAAAAGCAGAAGAAGTGTTTGCAGCTTGTATAGACCAAGGTCCACCACTTGTTCCAGCAACTAAAATATCTTCAGAACTTAACCAAAAAATAGCATTTACTTGATTATCTGAAAGAACCCTTCTAATTCCATTAGTAGCTCCTACTGAAGAATCTGCATCTGTAGGACTAAATTTAGTAAAATCTTCTGATTCTGACATCCAAAAAGTATTTGGTTCTGCACTAGTATTTGCAAAAACAAGTCTTTCTTCAAAAAAGGTAGGTTGAGCAGAAGGCCATCCAACTGTATCAGACCATCCAGGAAGTCTAAATGTACCAGAAGCTGTAGCAGATGCAAAAGGAAAATCAGCATGTACAGTAGCTACTACAACTGTTGAACTAGTATATGAAGTAATCTGAGCAGCACCCCAAGTAGCCCCATGTCTCATTCTTATCCATCCATTTACATCAGTAGATGCAAATAGAGCAGAAGAAGCTGTTATATTAACAGAACCCGTTGTACCACTTGGAGTTAAAGTAGTGGATGTTTTATTTAAAGCTCCATATGGTCCATCCTGAAAATCAAAATCAGTTAATGTCCAGGAAGTATCTCCTGTTCTTGTTAATTCCTTAGGTCTAACATCTGGATGAACTAAATATAAAACATCAGCAGATTGAGTAAATCTTATTTTATCTACTTGAGCCGCTGTATAAGGAGATACTATTTCATAAGCTACAGTTCCAGATAATATTTGACCTTCTTCTTTATAAAATCTAATATAAAGATCTCCAAACTCTAATATATAAGGTTGAGTTGTAGAAAAGATAAATGGAATTAATCTTGTATTCTTAGTAGAATCTTTAACCTCATTTATATAGCGAGTTCCAGATCTTTTTGATATTCCACCATGAGCTAGTATATTAAAATTTTGAATATCTCTTATAGCATTAAAATATTTTGCTAAATCTACACGACCATATAACCGAGGACTAAATTTCCCAGCGGTCATATTTGTTTGTATAGGAGTAAAAAATTTAGTACGTTGAGGCATTAATCTTGGCCCCCTCTACCTATTCCAAAGCCTCTTCCACCACCACGAGATTCTAACCAACCTTCTACTGATGGTTCTATTAATCCTCCTGATTGAGATGAAATAGAACCAGCAATTGCTATTCTTTGACTATAAATAGCAAATAATTTTTCAGATAAATTTACATCTAAAGCTAAAGATAAAGCAAAATCTACAGCTAAACGAGTTCCTAAAGTAGTAATAAAAGTAGGACTATATTTATTAGGATCATCTTGCAAAAAAATATATTGTATCTTCATTGTATTATCATTAGATAAAAGAAGATTATTTTCTTCTACATAAGGAATATTATCTTGAACCTCAACTAATTTAAGATAATCACCAGGGAGTACAAAACCAAAATCCCAATCATAAGCAGGAGTACTGCCATCTAAAGATAACGCAACTCTTTTCTTTGCAAATCCCCAATTTCTTGAAGATAAAACTTCTTTTAAAACTAAATCATATATAGATTTAGCTGTTCTGGCTCTTTTATTATCTTCATCAATATCAAATATCTTTTTTTGATGAGCTAAAATAAGACCATAATTTATTGCTTTAATAGATGTAGCCATAATGGTTCCTTCCACCCCACCGGTTCACTACTACCCGGTGGGGCGAAAAGGGTTAATCAAGCATATAGAAAGTAGCAAGAGCAATACTACCAGTAATAGCAGCACCCCCCGTTGTTATAACTATATCTGTTTCCTCAGTCGTAACATAGCCCATACCAGTAATTGCATTAAGACGTGCACTACCAGCAGCTGCTGAAGATGTTGATGTAATATACCTATTGGCATCTAAAACAACTCCATCTTTATCCATATCTCCAACTTGAAGAGTTGAAGAAGTACCAAGGGCATCGAAAAACAAGAGCATATCAACTACTCTTGAATCGGTAAGTAATTTACCCATGTGGATAGTAGAGCCAGATGTTAAAGCAGTTGCTTCATAAGTATCGTACTGACATCGAACACGACCATGCCAAGTATTAGCTAATACTTGATCCCGAGGAGTATTTTGAGTTTTGGTATACTCGACACCATTAACATCACCCATTAGATATCTCCTCTAGTTAGGATTCATCCGCAATAATATCACCAACACGGAACTCTTCCATACGAACAGCACCATAAGTGTTAGAAACATATACTTGCGTTGAATTACGTTTATCTCGCCTAGGACCAATATCTACATTGATCTCTTCGCCAGATGCGAATAACATCCCCGACTTAATCCAGAAAGGACAACGTCGTTGATTAGCCGCGATTGTGGTAAGACGATTACTTTCAATGAATGTAAAACCCATGAAAGAATTTACCTCACCTTGAACAAGAGCTTTGATTGTATTGAAATCAGAACTCGTAACAGAAGTTGTTTGCAATAAATCCTGAATTTGTTCAGGGGACATAGCAACATACCAGGGGTCATCTTTCTGTACCTCTCTAGTACGTAACAGGGTACGTGCTTTACGCAATTTTGCAATGGTCATACCACTGTTTACTGCAGAGCCAGATTCAACATAATTGATAGCTACATGCATGTTAGCAGTATCAAAAGCTGCAGAACCTGTACCTGTTTTACCTGTCTGTGCTGTAGCATAAAAAGCTTCGATGATAATATCATCTTGCTTTCTCTGAGCTGCCCAGGCTGCATTAATAGCATACGGGCTGGTAGGATCGATAAGAGTACGAATTCTATCTTTCTTATCAATTAGATCTGCCCAGTCGAAATCTCTCAATGAAAGACGTCGTCTGTCGTGTGGAGTGAAAACAAGAGGAGTATCTCCATGGCGAGAAGTATTCTCAACCATTTCAGTAGCTCCGATTCTCTCATAATAATCAAATTCAGCAGCTTGAATTGTATTCATAACTGCTTCTCTGAAAAGAGAACCTTTCTGTTGCAGCAAAAACGTAACATTATTACGATATTGCTGCACAAAAGCAGTAGTTATTTGGTCGGACATAGCTGGTCCTCCATAATGAATTAACACTATTTCGAACAAGCTCCCCGCTACTCACGGACCCGCTCTTCCTTTTAACGTCCTAGGTAATGACGCCGGACCAGAAACTGGCTCCCCGAAGAACTACGACTATTCTTCAGCCGTAGGATAAGCTTCTGAGAAAAGTTTTTGCATTTTCTCTGTAGCTTCCTTATGTAATATTGGATTAGAACTACTCATATAATTTTTCATAAACTGAGGATCTGATTCTAATCTAGTTATCTCTCCTTTAGCTTGCTCAGGGGTAAGGATAAAGTTAGAACCTCCTGGTTTTCCACCATTTAATCCTGAATGTTCCACAGTATGTTTACCTACATTATAACAAAATTTAATCATCTCAGGATGATTAGTAAGACCAGTACTATTTAGCATTTCAATAAATTCTGGAGTTCCATTATTTTTAACAAACTGACGAGCAATATCTATATTTTGATCATAAGCAGAACCAAATTCCTTTTTTATATTTTCATCCCAGTCCTGTAAAGTCTTTTCATTTGTCTCAGACGATTTTTTAGAAGATGAACCCTGAAATTCCATAAAATCTTCATACATACCGCGAGCTTGATTTTGAGATAAACCTCTATTAAAAGATATCTCTTTAAACCAAGATTCCATTTCTTCATCTCTAGTAACCCCTTCAGGGAGTTTAGGAGTTTCTCCTTCAAATAATATATATCCAGAACCTTTATCCCCATCAGGGCGTCCTCCTGATTTATAATAAGAGTTCCAATCTTCGGGAGAAGCCCCTTCACCCGGAATTTCCATTCTAGAAGTTCCGATCATACGTTGAGCATGATCATGACTATCAACCAATTTTTCTATAGTATCTATATCTTTTATAGTACTAAAAGACTTCTGTCGATCCGGAAGGTCATCTTTAAAGTTATTAAATTTTGTTTCTTCAGGTGGGGCTGTAACCCCTCCAGCATTACCTGCATCACCCTCATCAGGACCGAATAAAAGCGTCATTTTCATCTTGAATCTCCTCTAGTTTAGATTTAAGATCTCCAGTGTTCATTCTTAATTGTTTTATTATAGCTAATACTAATCGTCTCATTCCTTCTCTATGAGCCGTCTCATTAGGATCTCCCGGGGCATAGGAAGTTTGAGTCATATAAGCAGTATGCATTAAATGTTTAAGAACCCTTTGTCCATCAGGATTATTAAACACAACTTTATAAGATTCCTCTATTTTATAAAAAGGAGGTTTTAAATTAATCATTGATTAAGTAAATTTTGAGCTTTAGCTGCATTAACACCAGTTTGACTAGCCAAATTTGCTTGATCATTTATTTGAGCTAATTGCTGTTGTTTATTTCTAGATTCTCTAATTTGCTGAACTTCTTCATCAGAAAAAAGTATTTTTTCAGGAGCATCAAGAAGATCATGACTCCATTTAACATATTCATCTGTATTAAAACGATCTCCGGTTTCTGGTTTAATATCAAGTAATGGAATAAATGTTTCCATCCAACGAGTAACATTATTAATTTGACTTGATTTTTGAGCTCTTTGAACAGGAGAAATATATTTAATTCTTATAGGAACATCTAAACCAGTAGGAGGAGATTCAATATTACCTCTTCTTAATTGTATATTATAAGTTCTCTGTATTAAAGGAGTAAGGTATTCTAATTGAAGTCTTCCAGTCATTGGAGAAATGTTTCTCATTTTATCTTCTTGCTGTATTAAAACCTCCGCCCTTGTTTTCTCAACTTTAGAAGGAGTCATCCTTGTAAGATCTACAAAAAAGGTACGAAGGATTTGTTCAATTCTATTTTGTATAAAATCCAATCCTATATCTGCTCTAGCTTCAACAGGAAGTTTTTCTATTCTATCCTGACTCCCGGCTCTATAAAAATTGACACCCCATTGGCTAAATCTTAAAGGACCTAAAAATCCTTCATCTGGAACTTGTAATGGAGGAGCTACTTGAAGTTGAGCTGCTTTTATAGTAGTTTTCATTACTTCATTGATCATCATAATATCAGGTAGAGCATTCATAGCAGGAGAACGACCATACCATTCTTCTGGAGAACGTTTCCATCTAGGAACTACATAAGGAAATTCATCGAATCCACTTTCCTCTAATATACGATTTTCTTCTTGTTCAAATAGAACAAAAATAGATGACCAGGGTTTATTTATGGCCAATGGGGACTCTTGTAGGAATCTATCATTAGGTTCTGTAAAATGGAAAATTTCAAATTCTTTATAAGGATCTTTTTCAATATTTTTAATAAATTGAGGAGATAACTTTTCTTTATAGTTATTTATAAGATGACGCCCTGTCATATTAAAACGTCTATATAAAGTATCTACTCTACCTCTATCATTTTCTGCAATCCAACAATTATTTAAACTAAAGGTTCTATATTTTAAAACATCTCCTGGAGGATCTTCTATAAGCATTGGGGATGTTCCAAAAGCACCAAGATCCATAAATAATTCATGATTTTGAGAATTAAAATCTGATCTAGGAGCGTTGAAAACACCATCATATAAAACATTAGTAGTATCCTCTAAATGCTGTCTCATCCTACGAGACTTCATATCATTAGGATCTAATGTCTCTAAACTAAACCATCTCTCTGTAGGAGAAGTTAAAAAACTAATTAATCCAGATGCAAATTGTTCATTAGCCCATGGAGCTGTTCCATCGTAAACTAATCTAGTTGTTATTCGACCTTTGCGTGTTATAGAGGAAAAATCTCCTCTATCAGGAGCTACATAATTTACAATATTTTGCCAATTCTGTTCCCATGGCATTCTTCTTGCTTGAAGAGATTTTAATTTACTTCTGAGTATTTTTACTCTATTTTGTTCTTCTATAGGAACGTCTATCATTTAAGCCCCGAGAGTTAATTTGGGTCTATTTATCTGAGTATCCGAAGTAAGAACCTGTTTCTTTCGTGTAGATTCTCTACCAGCTCGTTTTCTATTAGCTTCATCTTGTTTCTTAATAGCATCTGCATTATTAGCAGCTTGATCTATAGTAGGAACAGAAGGTCGAGGAGGAGTTTTAGGTCCTCCACTAGTTAAACCTTTAATAGTAGAAGCTGTGGAAGCAGCTGCTGAAAGACCTGTAAATATAGCAGCAAATGATACAGGATCTGCCATTATTTCACCTAATAATAAGTGTTAAAAGGATCATCATCTATAATAACTTTATGTTGTTCTGGAAGATGCATTCTTCTGCGTTTTCCAAATCTACGTAAAGCTAATGACATTAAACGAATTGCATCTGCATAATCAGATGTCCAGTCATGATACGGTTTATCTGTAAAACATTTTTTCTTTTCATCCCAAGTTTTCTTATATTGTTGCATAGCATCTATTAAACGACGACATTCTTTCATATCATCATTCCAATAAATGCGGGACATCACTGCTCTTGCAGCTTCAATCCCATCTTCAATTGTAGTTTTAGGTACAATCTTAAAATGAATACCAAGAGTTCTAGCTATTTCTAAACGACTCTTTCCATCATTAAGGGATCTAACGTTTATATCATGAGGGGCGAAATGATCGTCATAACAATATTCCGCTCTATGATCCTCTCTAAGAACTTTAGCATAGTGAGGAATACCCCGATCTGTATTTGCATAACAATCGATTATTCTTATTTCATCATTATTTAATTGAAAAAAGATAATTACTACTTGATCACCAATACCTAAATCCCATGCAGTATGTACGTCTAATAAAGGATCAAAAGGTACAGGTCTAATTCTTCCAGAAGCAAGAGCATGGTTCATATATTCTCCGTAATATGAACCAACCAAAGATGCATCAAAAGAGCAATAGAACTCTTGCTTTATCATTGCCTCTGGCATCCCCGCTTTTCTCTCTTCTTCTACATCTTCCTCTGTTACAACTTTTGTCTTATCGATATCAAGGGTTTCGGATAACCACCTTTCATTCTTTTTGGCCATCTGAATCATCTGGTATCCATGGTTTCTCCCACGAGGAGTATAGATAAATACCGCCCAACCTTTATTCTCTACTAATATAGGTCTGATGTAATCCCAAGCTCTAGGATCTTGTAGAGCGTACTCACTAAAAATAACACCAATAGGATTAGCACCAACCAGTCGATCCGGATTATCCGACCCCACAACTTGATAGACGCTACCGTTTTTGAACGAAACCCGCATATCAGTGTTATTACGGCCAGCAACAAGATCAGGATGAAAATGATCAAGAAATTTCCTACCGTCACGAGTCATTCCCTCCCATGCTATCTTTCTCCCTTGGTTATATGTAGGAAATAAATGCCAATAAAGACCAACTCTTAAGGGAATAGATCGTGATATCCAGTTGATCATTGTTAGATCTTTTCCAGCACGTCGATGCCATACGCAAGCGGCTCTTAATCCTCCTTGTTCTAGATACTTCCATAAGGTTAATTGATAGGGTCGAGGGGTCCACTTATATGGAAGTTTTATTTTTTGTTTAGCCATTATGCAGAAATTTTAATTTCGCAAGTAATTAGAATAATTTAGATACCTTACCGAAATTCGGGGAATTTCGTCAACTAATTAACAAGGGCTTTTTCCTTTGGTGGTTTCTCTTTACTGAACTGAACGATCTCTACTCCCATATCTGTAGCGGCATCTGATTTTGCTGGTTCGATCGATTTTAACTTAGGAGCTGCATAACAAGCCAATTCTTTGTGAATTGCTATTTTATTACCGGGAGTTATATCTTGATCGCGTGAGAGAAGGATCAGTTCTCGGATAGGATCATAATCCAATTCCCTCATTAACTTAAGAACTTTGAGATTTTTTACCGTAACTTTATTTGTCATAATATTATTATAGTATAGTTCATTAATAATGTACATATTTATTTTTATAGGGCTATGTGCTGTATATCGAGATCTATCCGATATACGGTACTGCTATTTATCACTGCTATGTGCTATAGGATTACGTTTACTGTATATATGATAGAGGTTCATGGGTAGAAGGCGGGGGTTGTATGAGGAAAAGAGAAAACGTAAAAAGGCCCCCCAGGGCCCCTTTAACGGGAAACGACTGGGATTTCGTTTCTCAAAGTTAGTGAGGTGTACTATGGTAGATAAGTTTCTTGAAGTGGTAGGTTGTTTCTTAGTATTCGTTATCATAAGTGTGGTAACGATCTTATTAATGTGTCTATAATCTTAGGAGTAAGATCATGACTACCAAAGAGAGATTAAAAGAGTTAAAGGTTAATCAGAGTTGGCATGTGCCAATGAGTATGAAGGAAGCACTGAGATATGCACGAAGGTGCTTATCACAGACTGGATTATGGTGGGAGATTAACACCATAAATACTAATGAGTTAAGAATAAGGAGGGTCAAGTGATGAAAAAGATCATGAGTAATGAAGATAGTAAGAAGCTGGAAACCGTTAACAACAATGTTAACGGTAATTTAAATGGGAGTAAGACCATGACTAATGCAGAGATGATGAAGATGATTGAAGACCTCTCTAACAAGGTAGCAGAGTTAGAGAAGAAGAAGAGTACTGGTAAACAGTCTACTGATGCTCAGACCTTCACTATATCAGGTAAGGTGAAGTTGAGTGATGTAGATGATATAATCATCGATGTAGGGGATAAGAAGAAGTTCTTAGCACCACAGGCCAAGCATAGCTTAAGAGCTATCATAAAGTTAAGAGATGCTGCCAGTGGCACCATGACCTTTACTAGAAAGGAATGGGCTGAGGCTACTGAAGCTGAAGTCGATGATTGGTCTAACAAGTACAGACAGACTGGTGATAGAATAAACCAGTGGTATCACCATCAGAATAACGATTATGTCTTCGAAGAGATGACAGTAAATGGCGAACCGTTATTCTCGTAACATTAACCGGAGGGGCTTCGGCCCCTCCATCTTTTAAAGGAGGTGAGATCATGACACATGTTAGAGATGCTTGGTTTATAGCAGGAGTAGGTATTGGGTTTGTACTTGGATGGTTATTAGGATATCTATCATAAGTTAACAAGGGTTTATTAAAGGAGGTGATGCCTATGATTGTAGTAATTACATTATAAGATAAATCAAAGCCCAATGAGTCGGGAGGCCCGGGTTGTGCACTTTCCATGAACGATCGACTACCCGCGTGCGCGTGTTATCTGACGATCTCCCAATATCAATTGTTCTGCGATCGTTGATCTTTATAGTTTACAATCGGATTCGATCGTAGTATAATTAATATAAATGAAGATCATTTATCAAAGGAGACGATTATGGAATCTGTACTTAGGCGTAACAAGAATGGGATCTGTGGTAAGAAGTATTGCGAGATGTCGTTACATGAAAAGAAACAACAGAAAGAGGCTTACAGGGAATATTATGAAGAAAATCGGAAAGAAGAGAAAAGTTATCTGACCAAAAAGAGAAGTCTGGAGGCAATATACAAAGAATAGTGGTAAAGAATACGAAAATATATATAAACACATATATAAACTGTTACATCCACTATCAGTCCATTTTTGGATTTGTTGATAATTAAAAAAATAACTCCTAACCCCTTTCTAATCAATGAGTTAAAATTTCTAATAATAACCCCAATATTATTTCTATCTTCTAACACCTTTCTTTACAAGGGTTTAGAAAATAATATTAGGTTATTATATATATAAAA